AGCGCCAGGAGACGCATGAGCATCCGAAGGCCGTGCCGTCTCATGGCGGCGGCTTACCCGTCAGATAGGTGTAGACGCCGACCAGCCATCCGCCCGCGCCGACCACGTAGACGCCTACCCTGACCAGCCAGGAGCCCAGAGTTCCCGCCCCTTGCGCCTTGGCCCGGATCGTCTTCACCTCGACGGTGACGTTTTCCATCTCCGTCACCTTGTTTTTCAGAGTGCCGAGGTCATGCTCGACATTGCTCAGCCGGTCCAACTGTTCGTCAAGACGGCGATGAATCCCGGCGCGGCTGTTGGACGAAGTGAGTTCCGAAGCGGCGATGTCCTGCTTGATTTCCGCTATGCCGCTCTCGATCGCCTTGACCGTCCCTGTTAGCTCTCCGAGCGATTTGTAGATATCGTGAAGTGATGCCAATGCCAATGCCCCGTCCTTTCGCCCGCACTGCTAGAATTTGAACCGCCCAACGTGAGGCGCTTCACGGAAAAGAAACCAGCGAGGCAGACTGTCGTTTCAGCCTTCGGCGGTCCCACGAGATCGCTGTCGGTCAGGGTCGGCGCGCTGTTCCCGCAGCACGTCGGCCCGCTTCCCTTCTAAGACCAGCACTTCCGCTGCTGGCCGAAGCGGTTATGCGCCGCGACCTGGTTGGCGAATGGCCGATCGCTGCGCAGGATCATCACCGACGTCTCAAGGCTCGGCCGCAGCTTCTCGAACCCGTCGCACGCACTCTGCTTCGTCGTCTGCGAGCATCCCGAGATCGCGGCACAGAGCGGCAGCGTCAGCATGAGAAACCTGGTCATCGATGTCGTTCCTTTCGCGCAGGATCTTCACGGAGGTTTCCAGCGCCTTCACTGCCGCCTGCTGGCGGCCTTGGGCGGCGCCGTATAGATAGACTGGCCCGGCTGCGACAAGCGCACCCAGCACCGCGCCACCGGCCAGCGGCAGCCATTTGAGGCCCGGAAGGAGGGAGAGCATCAGCCTTTCCTCCGCCGGCTGACCACCAGCACCACGCCGCCGACGACGAGCACCAGGCCGACGCCAAAGATCACCGCCAGCGGCACGCCGTCTGTCGGCGCGGTGACCACCGGCTCTACAGGCTTCTCGACCGGCGCGGGAGTTGGGATTGGTGCCGGAGCAGGCTTCACGACAGGAGGTGTCGCTTTGCCTTCGGCGAGGCCGGCTAGGCAGAGTTTCCGTTCCGCCTGACGTCGGTTGGTCAGGCCCTTCAGCACCTTGCCGCCGGCCTTGTTCCACATCAGCAGAGCATCGCAGGCGCCCGTCAGATTGCCCGCGTTTGCCCGCTTGACCATCGAGGATCCGCACCAGCCGCCGACGCCGATATTGTAGGTCACCGAAAGGAACGCGACATAGGTCTTGTCCGGCAGCGCGTCCGGCGCGTCGAGGCAGCGGCGCATCCCGGTCTCGAACTCGACTAGCGCGTCGCCGAGCATCGCCCGGCATTCCTCCATCGTGTATTCGTCGCCGAGCTTAACGCCGCGCGTCTCCCCGAAACAGACGGTTGGGATGCCGCCGGCGAGACGATCCGGGTAGGCGGCGAGTCTTACCCCTTCCCAGGTTCCGACGAGAGCGACTGCGGCTGCCATAAGGGTAGCGCTTTTCTTCAAACGAGATGCCATCTGATACCGTGACCTTGTTGGAGTTTCGCAATTGTTTTGGTAGTGTCGCCTATGGCGAAAAACCCGCGTCTCATCGATCTTGCTGGCAAGACCTTCGGCCAATGGACCGTCTCCCGGCAGACTGGGAACACGCCCGGTGGCGGCGCGCTCTGGCTTTGCCGATGCAGTTGCGGAGTCGAGCGGAGCGTGCTCGGGCAAGACCTTCGGCGCGGGAAGTCTGTCTCCTGTGGCTGTAAGAACACCCAGGCCCTTGCCGCTGCCGCTCGGAAACACGGACACTCCGGCACGCGCCTTCACCGGATATGGAAGGGCATGCGGCGGCGCTGTAGAGACCCGAACGCGACCGGTTATGAGTTCTGGGGCGGACGCGGCATATCGGTTTGCGCCGATTGGGACAGTTTCTCCGCCTTTCACGCCTGGGCATTCGCCAACGGCTATCGCGACGACCTGACTATCGAGCGCATGGACGTCGACGGGAACTACACACCTGAGAACTGCATGTGGGCCGGCGCCGCCGTCCAATCGGCCAATCGACGATTTGTCAGCAAGGCACCGGACGGTGAACTTTGGTGGCACAAGGCCCGACGAAACGGCATCACATGGTCCGCCTACCAATGGCGCATCAGCAAGGGATGGCCGCTGAAACTTGCAGTGACGCGGCCACTCGGTCAGCGTCGGACGAAGCGGGCCAGAGACGCATCCGGCAAGTTCGTCTAGTCGTCGTCTCCCTGGATCGAAGGTTGCGCCACGAAGCGCGCCACGAAGGCGCCGGCCGTGGCGAGGAAGGACAGTCCGGCGAACACGCCGCGATCGAGCGGAAATACGCCGTCGAGCAGCGGCAGCGCGATCTCCGCGCCGGTGAAGATGGCAGCTACGATCATCAGCCGCACGCTCCACGCACGGCGAAGCACGCGGCGCCAATGGGCGACGAGATGCATGGGAGAGTTCCTTGTCAGTTGATGTCAACCCGGTTTCGGGCGATGGTGAGAGATGATCTTCGCTCGTCTGATCTTCCCGCTTGCCGCCGCGCTACTCGTGGGGTGTTCCACGTCCTCGTCGCTCGTCGACGCCGTTCCAGTGACATCAGCCCAATCTTCCGGCCCAGTTGCCATTGTGGAGACCGGCCCGCCTGCGGAAGATCAGAACCACGAGATCACAGGAATCGCCTGTCAGCGAATGGCATGGGACCCAATCCCGACCAACGATGCGGCTATCGCGAAATTGCTCGAGAAGGCCCAGGCTCGCGGCTTCAATACCGTGCATTCCGTCAAGGTCGGCGCTGATGTGCGGTCGCTTGCGATGAATTGCTGGGCAGCCATTTCCGCGACTGGGGTTGCGTTCAACGACCCGGCCAGGCCGATGTTCCCCCCGGCCAGACCCGTGATCGGGCGGCAGAACGAAATAAGATAGATTGCCGCTGATCCTCACGGCGCTTCGTTCGCCGCCCACCATGCCCCGTCGAGAGACTTTACCGCATCTGCCGGCAACGCCTTGACGGAAAGATTGTCGACCGTTCCTGCGCCCGTGTCCGACTTGTAGATGCCGAGCACGTCGGATGTCCCGACTTCCATGATCTCTTCATAGTATCCGCTCGACGAGATCGCCTTGTCGCCATAGAGAAACCCGACATCGAAGCGGAACAGACCGCCGGTCACAGTGAAGTCGGCGGCGGCGAGATAGGGTGCTGCATCCGTCAGGGTGGCGACCTGCGCGATCTCGGATTCGGTCCCAGCCGCCGCAACTGCTACACCTCCAGCGATCGTCCAACCAGTGCCTTTGGTCCAGTCGGTGTCAGCCGCGAACGCGCCGTTGACGACCAGTTCGGAACCCAGCCGCGGGTGCGCGCTGGTCACGCGCCGCAGGACAGAGCCCGCGACGACGATGCTGGCGACCGATGGCGAAACCAGCGTCGCCCCCAGTTCGGCCTCCGTGGCATAGACCGGCGTCTCGACCTTGCCATCCGTCAGCCGCACCGCGTCGGCGCGCAGCGAGACCAGCAACGCATTGCCGCCCACGACCCACTTGCCTGCCGTGACGGCAGAGACCGAGAACGCCGTGCCAACGCCCACCTCGCGCGTGTCGTCGCGAAGGATGTCGGTGATGGGCAGATGGCCCCTCGTCTTCACGCGGCCCATCTCGTCGGGATAGATGTCCTCCCATGCCACGCCAGCGAACAGGTCGTGCGGATCGGCCGAAGTCATCTTGCGGATCGCCACGCCGTCCGTCGCGTAGGCGCAGGCCATGCCCTTTTCGATGCCGTCTGCCGAGGAGTTGAGCAGAGTGCGTTCCTCATCGGAAAAGCGCGGACGGTAGAGCTCGCCCACCGCAAATTCGCTGGCAACGGCAACACCGCTGAGAGCCGCGTTGATGGTTGCGAGGATCGTCGCGTTGCTGGCCGCTGTCAGATCGGTGCTGAACACGATGTCGATCGGCGCGCCGCCATCGATCGTCACCGTCAGCGTCTTGTTGACTGACGAGCAGTCGCCCAGGCGCTTGCCCATGCTGTGAACGTTTGTGTCGGAGGACGGGCCGACCAGAGTTTCCGAGATGTCGAACGCCCCGTAGGAGTAGCCCTTGAACCCGCCCGCGCCATCTTTCCGGGTCACCGTGCCGAACAGGGCCGTGGCGCCCGTGCCGGAAACCGCGACACTTGAGGGCGGCGTCGTTTCAACGCTCTCGATCTTCAGCGCCCGCCCGAAATCCTCGATCCGGAACACGGCCGGCGTATTGCCGAAGCCATGCACCAGGAACTCGGAATGGTCGGCCGGCTGGTCAGCGAGAGCGGTCGGAAGCCACAGGCCGGTCTGGTAGAGGATGTCGCCACCGAGGCTGCATCCCTCGATCTCGACGATGTCGCGCCGTCCGGAGCCGAGCGGCTCGATGATCAGCGCCGTTCCGCTCGTCGCCGACAGCGCACTGTTGCGCAGCCGCATCTTGCTCGCCTTGGAGAAGGCCAGATTGTTATGGACCGTGACAGCCGCATACCGGCCTTCGAAGACGCAGCGCTGCGCGTCCAGCACCCAGCCAGGCCCGGTGCCAGTGCCCCACGCGGCAGTGCTGGCCCATACAAGATCTGGGTCAGCCGGCAGACCCGCCTGATAGGCGCGTGCGCCGTCGTTGCCGAGATGGCGAATTACTGCATCGCGCAGCCGCTGGTGATAGCCTTCCGGCTGTTCAGCATTGTCGGAGTGCACGGCATAACGGCCGTTCTCCACCTCGATCGTCAGACCCTCGACATCGCCGTCCCAATACCATTCAAGCGCCGAGTTCGCCTCGATCGTAGCAAGCGCCTCGCTGTCGGCCTGCGCTAGGGAAATCTTGGTCGTGTGCGGATCTTCGCCGACGAGATCGGTGAAGGCGCGGCCAATGACGCGCTGCGCATAGGTGCCGTCTGCCAGCGTCACCTTGCGGCGGCGCGCACTCGACGGCGCGGCACCCGCCGCAACCGAAGCAGAAACATCGGTTGCCGTCGAGGTGATGGCGACCGCTTCGCTGGAAGCCCGCCTGTCGATCAGAGCGTTGTTCGCCTGCTCGATAGCCAGATCAGTCCGCCGCTTCAGCCGCAAGGCGCCCCAATGCGCGGCGAGTTGCGCGGCCGAACGAATCTGGTCTTCCGAGGAAAGCACGCCGATCGACACGTCGGCAACTTCAAGCCATTCGTCGGACGCCGCCGCGACCGTCCCGGTGGACTGGACATAGGGCCACAGGGCCGTCGACGTGTCGAGAATCACCGCCCTGGCCGAGATTACGGTGTAGTCGGACGACACCCGAATATAGCGCACCGCAAACGTAGCAAGCACGCCATCCTCGTCAGAGATGACAAGCTGCAACGGGCGGTCATAGTCCGCGCTGTGATGGCAGAGGAAGGTCACGACGACGGTGGCGCCGGGAACGATGGCAAGTTCTGGTGCGTCCAGCGGCAACTGAACCTGGATCAGCGTGTCCTCGCCGGTCTGGCCGGTCGGGATGTCCCAGCCGATCGCGCTGCCGTCATCGGCCAGGCGATAAGTCGCGCCATTGTAGACGAAGCCGCGATATGCCGCGTCTCCGGACAAAGGCCCAATATCCGGGGCTGATGCGTGCAATGCGAGCTGGGCGCCGACGCCGGTCATGATCTGCTCACCGGACTGCGAGACGTGTGTCGATTCCCGCACCGTATGCGTCAGCACGGTCATCGCCGCGAATTCTTCAGCAGCAGCCGCACCCGACGTGGCCTGTGTAAAGGTGATTTCGATAACAGCCGTGGTTGACGCAATGGCGACATCGAACGAAATCACCCGCGCCGACGACGAGACCTGATTGCTGTCGAGATTGGAGATAGCTGGCGTCGTTATCGACCCGTCGCGAGCGATCAGCCGCACGGTCGGCGTCAACGTGCGGCCAAGCGCCGTCGAGGTCGAGAAGCGGGCCTTGAATGTGTTTGTGGCGAGAGAAAGATCGGAGGCCGTCTCCTCGTCGATGTCAAGCCGGGCGACAATCGTCGTGTTCTGGCCGGACTGACCGATGGGGATCGTGAACCCAAGCTCGCGTCCGCCTTCCAGCAGGATCATCGTCGCCCCGGCCGCAAGCGTCACCTTCGGCCGCATCAGGTCGAACACGCCTGGGATAGATGTCACCTCATCGTCGAGGCGGGCGTTGACGGAGGCGTAGCCGCCTTTGGCGTCGTCCAGGTCTACATATTCGCCGATCCGTTGCCAGCCGGCAGGGCTGGTGGACCAGGCATAGCGCCCCACGTTCGCCACCGTGCCGCCGACAACCGGGTCCGTGTGCGTGCCCGCATCGGGGCCGACTACCTGGCCGGGCTGTCCGGCGCGCGTGCCATCGATTGCGTCGAGAACACTCCAAGTCGCGGCCTCAACCAGACCGGCCGTCGCGATTTCAACGGAGGTATCGATCAGAGTAAACAGCGACCGGATTTCCGCCTTGCTTGGCTCTGTCGGGTTCTCTACCGGCCCGTCCGCATAGGTTAGGTCAGCCGCTGTCTTGATCGCACTCATGTCCTGCTCCAGTCGTCAAACGATGATGATGTTGAGGGGGCCGGAGGTCGGCCCTTCGACGCCGGACGGGTTCTCGCCGCAGGCGTAGTAATCCCAATCGCCTTGTGGCGCGCAGGCAGCGGTCTCGTAGATATAGCCGGCGCGCGTGATTGAACCGACCCACGTCGACGCGAGGAACCCGACATTCACATTGCTCGAATTCGTCGTCAGAGACCCGAGATGCACGCCGACGCCGGCAAACGGCGTGCTGGCAACAGCGGTCGTGCCGCCCATTCGCGCTTCGACCCCAGTGCCTGCGGAGGACTCTGCTGTGATCTCGCTAAACCAGCGCAGAACGACCCCGTCCGTCGGATCGAAGGTATAAGACATGCTGGTCGCTGACCCGCTGACGTGGTCGGCTTCATTAGTTCCGGCATTGTGCGTCCAGTTGGTGTCATAGGTCACTCCGGCGACGCCGCTGAATTCCGGATCTGGCCAGAGGTTCGCCGGAGTGTTGTCGCCGTCGACATAGGCAAAGGTCGACGAGGTCGGAACGCCGTAGATGCGGAAGGCGAAATGCGTCGCCTTGTTGAGCGTGACACCCTTTGGCGCCCGGTAGATGTTGATGTTCTGCAGGTGCGGATCGTTCTTCGTGGTGAACGAGAGCGGCGCATGGCCGAGATGCAGCGACCCGCCGGTGACCGCGAAGGTCGTCAGTGCGAGCGGCGCCACTGTATCGATCGTGGTACTGATCTCCTCCGGCGGCTCGGTCCAGACCCCGCTTCCCTCCTGGCCTGATGTTCCCAAGAAACAGGCCTGCACCTCAAGGATCGTGTCGGCAGGCACCGCACCGGTGGCTAGGGTGATGTAACCCAACGCGGGCTCTTCTTCCGGGAACGACAGCGTCACCCATGCGCTCGGGCTTCCCGATCCCGTATCCTTGACGCGCCAGCGCAGCATGGGCGTCAGGCTCTCATCGTCTGGATCGATGATGACGACCAGCAGATAGACGCTTGCGCCGTTGACCCTGGCCTGGACCGTGTCGATCACAGGAACATTGATAACGGTCGTCTCCGGCTTCGCCGGGATCGGCGGCGCCGAGCCTTCGTCGGTGGCCGGGTTCCATGCGTCGATGTCGGCAGGCATCTTGATCACGTCCATCGAGAACCCGCCCTTCATCAGGTTCACGACGGACCGGCGGTTCGAGAACAACGCTCCATCGAGCGCCGGCAGCCGCTTCGGCGTGTCAAGCCTCACCCACGGCGCATAGACCGCGTTGATGCCCGTCAGCCGGAGATCAAGGCGGCCCCTGATCTTTTCCCGGATGCGCGCGAAGTCGCGCTTGCCCAGGCGCCTGGCCTGCCGCCATTCCGTGACGAAATCATACTCCGCATTGCGCGCCAGCACGCGCCCGGCCTCCAGCTGGGCGGCGGTATCCTCGAAGAAGTCCGTGTCGGTTTCGACGTAGTCTGTCGCGGGATAGTTGAACCGCGGGATCAGCCGGTTGATCTCTTCTTCCGGCAACACGTCATACTGGATCGAGTGTCCCACGATGTCAGCGTCGGTGAGCGTTGCGACATACTTCTCGCGGAACTTGCCCGCGACGATCAGCAGCGCGCCGTCGCCCCGGTCGCACATCCATCCGTCCATCGCGGCCAGAAGTGCATTGGTGAAGACCTTGGGGTCGTTGTCCGTCGTCGCCTGCCCGTCGCTGCGGTAGCGCGGCTCGGTGCCCCCCACCGCAAGCGATATCGGTTCGTCGCAGACGTCGGCCTCCTCCTGCCACATGTCGAGCACGGGCAGGATCGCCTTGCGATAGTCGCGCTTCGATCCGAACGGATTGAAGCACTCATGCCATGCCAGATGCACAACCGGGTTGCGGGTGAACACCCATGTCTCCGGATCGTCTGGATCCTGGTCGGGGTCGCGAAAGTCCCAGCACAGCGCCAGTTCTGCCACGGTCGAGAGCGACGGCGGCCCATAGGGGAAGACCTTGCGCTGATCCTTCTGCTTCGGCGCCAGACAGGTCATGCCGAGGAAGGCTTGACCGTCGCCGCGATGATCGGCGCCCCAGACATCAGCATCGGCAAAGAGAGAGACAAAAGTGGGAAGACCGAGCCCCGGCACGCTGCCTAGGCGCCGATAGATGCCGACGCGATTGTCAGTGTAACGCTCCCCAATGGCGTTGACGAAATCGCCTGTCAGTGTGACCTGGTCGTCATGCAGGAAGAACTTCTTGTAGGCGTTGATCGGATGGCCGCAGATCGCCTGCACCGAAAACAGCACCGTTCCCTTGGCCTCCCAGAGCATCAGGGCGCCAGAAATCCGGGTTTCGCCGACGCCATAGAAACGCGGCGGAATCGCTTGGACCAACGGCTGCCGGACCTTGTCCGGCTTCGGCGGCTTCATGAGCAGAAGCTGCAGTCCGATCGTCAGCGCCGTCGTGGCGATGGCGGATGCAATTGACGCCCATGTGATGAACGTCCCGAAGATCGTGAACCCGCTGGTCCCGAAGATCGCCAGGAAGATCGGCGTGAAAATCGGATCGGCGTGATGCCGATCGTCCAACATCGTCGAGGACATCAGGCCATCGACGCCCGCCCAATGCGGGATATGGTCAGGGATGGTGACCTTGTAGGTTCGGGCGCGCGGCTTCAGCGCCTCCCTCATGGCATTCTCGAATGCGGACTCCGGTTCGGGCTTCATGCGATCCGCCACGCGATGCCTGTGAAGCGAAGGGCCTTGACCTGCGGCCCGCGCGCCGACATCACGGCCCACAGCGGCCCGAAGCAGATGCCGGGAATGAGCCCGTCGGCGCAGTTCTCCGGATCGGTTCCCAGCACGGCCGAAACGATTCCGACGTCGCCGTCCAATGGCGCCTGCACCCGGCGAAACCCGTGCGGCTCCAGCATGGCGGCACCCAGCGCTGCGATGCCGCCAAAGCGGTCCACGATCGCCTTCGCCTCGGCCGCGGTCGAATAGGTGCCCCTGACGCCGGCTGCCGGGTCTATTCCGGCGTGCGCGAGCACCCACGAGCCGGCGAACGTGGTGCAGTCATCGCCGCTCACGCCGCCCCAGGCCCATCCGCGAGGCTGGGCGACAAACTCTCTCAGGTCCATGTCGTGTCAGCCCCAGACGGGTGCTACGCCGCGCCCAAGACGCGGGGTTTGATCGCAGAACCGGTCGCGCGGGTTAGCGGCCTGTTCGGCGGGTGTCGGGAAGAACGCTTCCCATACGGCGGTCTGGTGAGCCGGCGACCACAGCGAGCTCGACGGCCGCGACCTGGTATTGTTGCCGGACACGACCGCGAGGCTGAGCGTGGTCGTGGGGTTCTCTCCCTCGCCCACCGCCGGGCTGGCTTCCGAGGGGTGCGAGGCCGTCCCGGACCAGACGGAAATCAGCGACGCGGTCGGCTGGTAGTAATCGTCCAGCGTCGTCAGTCCTATCCGCACCGTCTTTCCGCGCACCGGCGGCATCGTGGCGATCACCTGCGCGGCCGTGACCGGATCGATGCCCGCGATGCCAAACTCGACCGATCCGCTCTGGCCGTTCACCAGCACCTCGAGCGCCGGCACGTTGATCAGCCGACCGGCGCCGAGATAGACAGTTCCGTCCGGGTCGACACTGTCGAAACCGGCCGGGATATCGTTCACCCCCATCCAGACGTGCATCGCCGGGTCGGTATCCATCTGCAGGAAGATGCCGAGCTGGTGTGAGGTCGACATCGACGCGATCACGGCCGGAGGCACATAGTCGAGCGTCCACGAACCGATCAGGTCCGCGTAGGTGTCCATCCACGCCATGCTAGAACGAACTAACGCTTTGATTCAAAAGCACTTCATGGTAGAAGTGCGAACGTCTCGAATGCGGAAACATCCGAGACGTTCTGACCACTAAGAACGATCGAGGTTCCATATGGCTGACATCACCTATGCACATGCAATTCAACTCCTCAAGTATGAGGCAAGCGACGGGAAGCTCTTCTGGCTTCACCGGCCCCACCATCTTTTCGCATCGCCACCATCTCGCGTAGCTGCCATAGCCAAATCTTGGAACAACCGGATGGCTGGTAAGCCGGCTCTCTCCCACTTGAACAACGACGGCTACTTATGCGGTCATCTCGCAGGCAAGGCGGTTCTGGCCCATCGTGTCGTTTGGCTTATGCACCATCAATGTTGGCCGACTTCCCAGATTGACCACATCAACGGTGACCGTGCTGACAACCGCATTTCTAACCTTCGAAGCGTCAGCACTTCCGAGAACTGCAGGAACCAAAAACGCCGTTCGACCAACACTAGCGGGGTGACTGGCGTCTATTGGATCACCCCAAAGAGCTTGTGGAAGGCGTCAATCTCATCCAACGGGAAGCTCAAAACGCTCGGGTTCTTCAACGCGTTTGACGATGCCGTTAAGGCTCGGAAAGATGCCGAAAAGGTGTTTGGTTACCATGAGAACCACGACCGGAACCCTTAGAAGGCTTCCACAAATTGCAGTGTCGGGTTCGCGCGCCAGAACCCTTCGATCTGCTGCGCGAGCGTGAAACCGGTCGGGAATTTCATGGCGCAACGCGGCCGCGCGAACTCGAGTCGCTCGTTGGCCGCAACCGCCTGCCGCAGCGGCGGCGTGATGGCCAGGTCGTAATCCTGATAGGTTCGGGTCGCGCCCGACACGACCTGCGTTCCTTCGCCCAGGAATGTCGATTCCCAGTAGCGGTAGGCCCGCCATCCCTTGCCCGGAACGGCGCCGACATCGTCGTGATAGATCGAGAACCAGTCCGACCATCTGAGGCGACGCGAGGCGCCGTAGATGCGGATCGAGAGTGTCCCGGCGCCAACCGCCGCCGCCGTCCGGACGATGCCCGTGACGGTCGCCTGGCTGTATCCGGCCCCGTCCGAGAAAGTCGAGCCGTCGCTGTGCGTGATGCCGCCCACGAAGGGCTGCGGCACTCCCAAAGCATTGAGCGGGAACGGCCCGGACCAGTCGGTCAGGATCGACACATTCGCGAACCGGAACGACCCGTCCATCCGGGCCGCGATCCAGTTGAAATACTCGTGCTCTTCCGGCTTCTGGACGAAGCACTCCTCGTAGGAACAGAACAGCGCGCCGCCGCCCGCAAACTCGATCGAGATGCTCTCTCCGACCCCGTTGCGGCCGGCGTCGATCCCGCCGCCCTTCACCTGGAATGCCGCGCGCCTCGGCTTCATGAAGTCGATGTCGATCGTCGGCAGCGCGGTCAGTCGGCCCATGCCTCAGCCCTTCTGATTGCTGTAGCGGGCCTGGAGCGCGCCGAACCCGCCCTGCGCCTGCGCCTCGTGATAGGCGCCGATGGCCTCGTAGGCGCCCTGCTTGGCGAGCTTGCGAACATGATCGTCGCCCGACGCGCCGCTGACATGGACATGCAGATCGACCTTGCCCGGCTGCGCGTTCTGGTTGGCGGCACCCAGCTTGTGGTTCGGCACGACCTGCTCGCCGCCGCGGAACTTGACGATCTCCGGACCGCGCTCGCCCACCCAGGCATAGCCGGGAGGTGCGTTCTCGGTGCCCTCGGCAAAGCCGAACAGCTTGGGCAGGAAACCGAGCAGCATGCCGAACAGCCCGCCGAACCCGCCGCCTCCGCTCTGCTGCGCTCCGCCTCCGCCATAGCCAAGCAGCGCGCCCAGGCCGCCGCCGCGACCGTTCTGGAAATTGGTCGAGTTGTTCAAGCCGGTGCCGAACAGGCCGCCCAACGGCCCGCTCGGGCTGGTCAGCTTGCCGGCCATTTCGGTCAGCCCGCCGTTGAACGAGGTGAGTCCCTTGACCGAGTTCGCGGCCGTGTCGCCCATAGATTTGAGCTGCGCGTTGAACTTGTCGACATAGACCGATCCGGACGTGCCCAGCACATCCCTTGCGTTCGGGGCATTCGGCCGACCCGTGAACCACATCGATGCAGCGCCGGACTCGCCATACTTGTCGACATAGCCGCCGAAGCGATGATCGAATATCTTGTCCTGCATGCCCGGGTTCGCCATGAACTCGTCGGCGCCGATGCGCCTTCCGAGCGCGGCTTCCGACCATGGGCCGACATTGGCCTCCATGACCTGGTAGCGGCCAAGCGCGCGGCCGTATTTCGGGTGCGTCGGTCCGATGGCGGAATAGCCGCCGCTGCCCAGGCTTTCGATCGACGCGATGGCCTCGCGGTAGCGGCTCAGGTCGCCCAGCCTGCCGGCCCGCATGAAATCGATCGTCGATCCGACATTGCCAAGCGCCGGATTGACGTTGCTGTTGGCCGCCACCGGCGCACCGGCGCCGAAGAACTGGCTTGCCGTCATGGAGGGGACGAAGCTGCCGCCATTGCTGCCCGTAAGGCTTCCGAACAGATTGCCGAGCATGCCGGTCTGGTTCGTGCCCTGCTTGCCGAACAGGATCTCGGTCAGCAGGTCGAGCCACTTGTCCATGATGCGGTCCAGCACCCTCATGGCCGCATTGCCGAATGCTTCCCAGAAGCTCTCGCCGTTCTTCAGTCCGCTCTTGAGATCGGAGAGGAAACCGCGGAAGCTGCTGCGGATTTCGTCCAACTCTTCGATCTCGCGCCGACGGTCCTCCGCATCCTTCTTCCGCCGTTCCGCAACCTGCTGGATAAGGTCGATCTCGAGCAAGGCGTTGGCGCGCATCGCCTCCGCTTCCTCGCCATGCAGGTCGAGACCGCGCCTGCGGATTTCCTGTTCCACCTGCAGGACCGAAATGGCGCGCTGGCGCACTTCGGCGCTCTCGCCGACGAGCCCCATTTCCTCCTTCAGGAGTTCGATCCGTTCCTGCTGAGAGCGGATATAGTCGGCCCCGGACGGACCCTCGCCCAGGCGCTCGATATCGTTCGGGCGCGGCGTCGGCACGAACCCGCCGATCTCCAGTCCGCCGATCCTTGCTTCTTCCGCCTCCCGCGCGCGTCGGGAGCGTTCGAACATGATATCTTCTTCGGTCTGGAAGGGCGTCGACTGGAAGACATTCAACCCATTGAGCGGCCCAAGTGAATTCTTGAACTGAAGCATCGCGGCTTCTTCGCGGAACTTCTGGGCCTTGGCGCGCGCCTCTTCCAGATTGGCCGCCAGCGTCTCGAACTGCGCGGCATAGTCCGCGATAGCGGGAATGCCCGTCTCGGTCAAAAGCGTTCCAAGCGCCTCTTGAACCTTCCGCGCATCTTCAGCCGTCGCCGAGCTGTCGGCGACGTTCGCCTTGAGATCGCCAAACGCGCGCTGCAACGCGATGATCATGTCGGGATCGCCGCCGGCATGCTGAAGCTGGCTGATCAGGTCGACGATGCCGACGGTCAGCTCCGCCACTTCGGCGCGGGTGTCGGCGTATTGCTTGTTGCCGAGCGCCTTGGCGGCCGCCAGCGCGTCCTCGACCTCCTTGGTGCGGACCAGCTCGTCGTTGTAGGCCTTGACCGCCGGCAGCGCTTCGCCCCAGCGCCGGGCAACACCGCTGATCAGTTCGGCCTGCTCTTTCAGCGCCTCGGCGGAATTGTCCGAATCCGTCATCAGCCGGCCGAAATACTGGATCGCGGCGGCCGACAGCCCGACGATGCCGATCGTGATCAGCGAGACGGGCGACACGACCGACATCAGCGCCGCGCCAAGCGTGCGCGCCGCGCCGGCCGCACCCTGCGTGCCGAGCACGGCTGACAGCTGCGTGCCCTGTTGCAATGCGATCTGCAGCGGCGACATGCCCATCGCGGCCGTGATGCCGATGTCCTGGAACTGCGCCGCGACGTTGGCCGCGCTGAAGTTCTGATTGGCAGCGGAATTTATGCGCGTCACGCCGGTCGCAGCCGAACCGGCGACCTGCACCTGCGCTGAGAGCCGCGCATTCGTCGCCGTGATGGCGGCGGCAAGTTCGTGCTGCCCCTTGGCGGCAAACTGCGCACCGTCGCCGAGTTGGCCGTATTTGCGGAAGATGCCGTCGAGGATTGGCTGCGCCTGCGCCATCGTGACCTTGCCGGTCTCTATCCCGCGCGACAGCGAATTGACTGCCGACTGCATCTTCTGGGCGCTGGCGTAGCCGTCGACATACTGGCGCGACAGCCGGGCCAGAACGTCGCCGGCCTGGCTGATCTTCGTGTCGGTCTGCGCCGCCGCCGCACCCACAGCCTGAGACGATGCGGTCATGGCCTTGTCGGCCGCGACCTTCTGCTGCGCGCCGGCCGTGTATTTCGAAGCATCAAGCTCCGGCACGACCCGCAGGGAGCGCAGTTCAACGGTCATGTCGCGCTCCCTTCATTGGTGTTTCGTTCCAAGTTCGTCTTCGGCCTTTTCCATCGCGGCGACGTGGTCGAGCCATTCGGCGTCAACGAGTCGAAGCGTGGCGGAGAACAGGCGGAAATCGTCGCCCGAGATGCCCATGTCGCGGGCGTAGAGGCTGATCGCCTGATAGGTGATCGGCCCCTGCCCTCCCATCGCGCCATAGAAGCGATCGAAGCGCAGGGCTTCCCACGCCTCGAAATAGACGCCCCACCAGCTCTCCGGCTCGATATCGTCATCGTCGTCGGACGGCTGGAGCCAGGCTTCGTCGGGGTAGGCTTCGGCCAGATCGTCAAGCCATTTCTGGTATTTCTCAGCGCCTCGCCGGGTCAGCCTTTTCCGGAAGGCGCGGCGGAGTTTTTTCCTTCGTCCTCGACGAACTCCACATCCACGTCGGAGAGCTTGCCGGCACACCATTCGACGGCGGCGACGACGTTGCGATACTCCGCCGAGGAAAGGATCCTGGCCGCCTCGTCACGGCTGTATTCCACGTCGAGCCCGCGCCAGTCGTGCAGGATATGGGCGTGGAACAGCTTACCGATTTCGACCGACAGCACGTCTTTGGGGATCGGCTTCTTTTTATAGGTCCGCGCCAGGCGCTGATACATGAGATCGCGAGAGACGGTGAAAGCGGGCAAGTGCAACGAACTCACGTTGAACTCGACGCCGGGCCAGTCGGGGAACTCGACCCAGTCGCCCTTTTCTTCACGCGAAAGATCGGCCTTCAGTGAGGCCAGCTTGACGGTCATCGGAATATCCTTTTGTCGGAAAGGGGACGCGGGCGAGGTCCGACAACCCCGCCCGCCTATTGCGCGCAACCTAGACCCGGTGCCGGCCGGGATTGGGTCAGCCCGTCTTTTTGGCGGACAGCGAGTCGATGTAGGACTGCGGCACAGGCGACGACGGCACGCCGGCGCGGAAATGCATCTCGCCGCCGTTCGGGCCGAAGGGTTTGCCGACGAAGTCGGTTTCCGGAATGAACGAGCGCGTCGCCTCGTTCGCGACCTTGCGGATCTGCGCCGCCTTAGCGAGACCCGACGGTGATGGTGCCGTCGGCTGGGTCGTGGGCTTGTTGGTCATGGTCGCGCCTCCTATGCCGCCGTGCGGGTGATCGAGATCGTCGCTCCGGACGAGCTGTCAAAAAAGCCCTGGAACGGGCATTCGATGATGACTGCCTGCCCATTGCCCGGCACCGGCGGCCCGCCGTCGAGGAACTTCGCCTTGGGGATCGAGAAGGCATAGGAGTTGCCGACCGCGTCGGTCAGCGTGAACGAGATCGCGATATCCTCGTGCGCCATGATGGCGGTGTAGACCGCCAGGCTCTCGAAATAGATGCGCGCCGTGCCCGTGACCTCGAACCGGCCGAGACCGTGCGAGTAGACCTCGTAGGCGCCCACGACATCGTTGGCGTAGATGTTGTTCACGATGCGCAGCGACAGCGACTGCATCTTCGGCGGGCTGACCAGCGAAGTCGACGACATCACCAGCGAGCCGACATTCAAGCCGGCATTGAAGACCTCGGTCGTCGAGGCCGCGACATAGGTCGCGCCCGCGATGATCGCGGTCGTGGGCGTCGGCGAACCGATACCCATGATGCCCCAGTTGGCCGAAACCGACTGGCGCGCCGTCAACTGCAGGTCGAGCGTGTTGTTGCGGACAGCGGTGTATCGCAGATAGCTGTCGGTCGTGCCCTGCTCGAAAGTGAGCTCCAGCGTGCCGGCCGCATGCGAAACGCCGTTCTTGAGAACGTTCGTCGCCCATGACGATGCGAATAGCCGCTCCAGCCATGCGTCATAGGTGCCGTAGGACAGCAGCGTGTTGATGGTGCCCTGCACCGTGCGCCCGACATCGACGATCGACGCGACGTTGCGGTCGGCCCGGATTTCGTTCGGAATGTCGGTCTGCTTCGCAAGCCGGATGTCCGCCGACACGTAGCGCATGACCTGGAAGGCCGGAGTTGCGGGCGTGGTGCCGATTGTGACTTCCGAAATATCGGCAAGGCGAGTTTGACTACCGTCAGCAACGGTCATGGCAGTTCTCCAGTTTTCAGGGTGTTGCCGGTTGACGGCTTAGGAAGCTTCGACAGGTTCCCACGGAACCCAGCGCTGCGGATGGTCCCGGTCGTCGGGGACGTTGCGAGAGCCCCAGTTGGCCTCGTCAATTTCGATGCGAAGATTGAGACCAGTCAGCCGCTCCACCACGACTTCGTCGCCATCTTGGATCAGCTTGCCGGATTCATCGCGCTTGAAGCGCTCCAGCCATCCGGCATCGGAATCAACCGCCTTCACATCGCGGTATTCGTGTCCGGTGTTAGCCTCAACGATGCGAAGATACCGCGCTTCGCGCGTCTCGCCTGCGCGTGCATAAGGCATGTCGGTGCCTCCCTATGGCGTCGGGATCGACGTGATATCGCGGCGATACCAGAACAGCGTCGCCGTCATGGCCCAGTAGTTGGCGAAGTCGGCACCGGGTTGGCCCTTCCCGATGGACATTTCCTCGACATGAACATCCCCGGCGGGGCGCTCGCGAAACAGCGCGACAAGCGACTGTGCGATCACCCGCGCGCCGCGCGAGCCCTGCCCGCTGGGCGTCATGACGTGCAGATAGGTGGTCCCGCTCTCGATCCACTGGTTGGACTGCGGTGCGCCGATCGTCTCCTGGCTCAGCGTGTCGCCGAAGATCTCCACGAAGACGAATGGCGCCGGCGTGTCCGGCAACGGATGGTTCGGGTCCTCATAGACGACGGGTGTGCTTGTCCACTCCGCAAGGCGTGCCGCGATGGCGTCAAAGGCTTCGGGGCTGGACATCAGAGCGCGTTGATCACGATGGCGGGATAGGACAGCGGTGAACCCGACTGACGGTCTTTGCGACGACCCTGGCTGCCTTTCAGGATATACGGCACGAGCGGATGCACTCCGGCCTTGATGTTGAGGAACATGGTCTGAAACGCGAAGCCTTCGCGGAACCGCCGTGACATTGCGCTTTTCGTCCCGTCGAACAGTCGCCGAGCCGGGATGCCGAGACGCCCGACTTCGGCTTTCCGACTATAGGGTTGCGCATTGAAGATGATCACCTCTGCGGTCGCGGGGATCGCCCCGTAGTCGGTCGTGATGGTCTGGTTGGCGAGGACTACGAAGGACGATGCAAACCGGCCCGACCGGCGCGGCGACCGCTTCTGCAGTTCGGCAATCGCAGCGTTGATGACCAAGTTCCAGTTCGAGAACAGATACAAAATGCTGCCGGGAGCTTGGTAAGCTTCCTCCGGCCGGTTCTTCACATTGTTGACGTAGCGGTCATATTGAGGGGAAGCACCAGCCGCGATGGCCTTGGCGAGTTCGGCGCGCGCGAACTTCGCCAGTTCCTTCGCGATGTTCTCAGGCGCGATGCCATCGGTCGCGAACGCGATCTGGCGGTCAAAGCCCTCGAACCCGGTCGCCATCAGCCGACCACCGTCAATTCGCAGCGCACCCACTGGCCAATGATGATCGGCTTCGATGTCAATATCTGGCGCTGCTTGCCTTGAATGACCGCAAAGTCGTTGGCGCGAGGGATGCGTGGGTCAGTTCTGTCGGTCACCGTCGACACAGGTCCGCCCCCCGGCCACTGCGCCGCGAGGATTTGTGTCGGCGACAGGATCACTTCGCCCCACGTCTGAAACAGTGTGCCCACCATTTCATCGGAACGTTTCCAGTCAACGCGAGCGCGAACCTCGACATCGATGTTGATCTGGTTTTGCCCCGTTCCTGCCTTGCGGCGGATCGTGATGTTTTCCCCAGCGCGCGCCAACGCGGCATCAAGGGCAACGATTTCAGCGGACATTGACCCGGACGCTCAGGCTGGTATCGACATAGGTGCCTGTGGATGTAACCACAGCTCGCAAGGAAGGCCCTAGGACGCCATCGAGAACCCCTTCGGCGGACAGCGCCGCGTAAGCCGTCACAGCCTTGGACAGCAGCCCTGAGATGTTCGCGACCTTGACCGCTGATGCCGTGGTGAAGTCAAACCGGGCGATATCGAGCCAATTCGTGCCGTCTATCATGGTCTGGACCTTGACGAAGCAAGTTGTCCCACCCGACCCATAGGCGAACCTTGCTTCTAGGGTAGCGGATAGCGCGCCTTCAAGGTCTTCGATTTCGGTCTGTATTGAACTAGTCAACGCAGTGGTGATGCCGAGCGCCGCAAGGGTATAAGTGCCGGGGTTCAACATCATCAAATCCACCTCTGGACATAGGGCGCGAGAAGGTCGCTTATTTCCTGAGAAAGCAGCGGGTCATCGCTCGGCGCCACCCAAAATTCGACCTCTCTCACGCCGGGGATGTCTTCCCGCTTCAGGTTCGGGTCACGCGCGGTTTCTGCGAACGTCGCGGTCGCAAGCTTCGATGCGGCGAGCTTCAGATCGTCGGGTGCTGTGGCGTAGCCGGCCACGAAACTGACCGAGATTTTGCATCGTGGCCACTTTATCGGGTAGTTGTCGCAAAGGCGGGTCAGGATGCCGGTAGCCGGGTCAACCTCATAATCTTCCGCATCTTCCGGTGCATCATCATCGAACGCGACTGACGCCACCGAAGTGACCGGCCGACGCGAGAGGATCAGGCTGGCCGCATCTGCACCGGGGCGGAACACCTCAGAGCACGTCTCGCGCAACAGCGTCGGCGGGTTCACACCATCCGAAGCAATGCCGCACTGGCGGGCGATCGAAGCGGACACGCGCAGGCCCAGGAGGGTCAGTTCCACATCCCGGCTTGAATCCGCCACGCCGGCCGCTGCGCGCAACTCCGCAATCGTGAGAAGCGAAAGATCGCTCGCGGGCGTGGTGACGGTAAACCGGCTGTTCATTGGCTGACCAGTCTGTTCGGGTGCTTGGTGTGGTCGTATCGCCGCTCGATCTCGTCGGCGCCCGGCGTCTCCGCCTTGTCGACGAACCTGACGGCCACGCCGCCGTCGGCCCGGTCTTCCAGCAGGACGTCGACGCAGTCGTAGCCGTAGAGCCGTTCCGCCGCCGGCGCACAGGCGTCCATCAGCGATGTCTGTTCCGGCACGGTGATCTCAATCCCACGCGCCGCCGCGATACCAAGCCAGAATTCGACGCACGCCCGGCCCTGTTCCGCGTGGTGGGCATTGGGCAGCGTGTAGTCGAGGCCGAACAGCGAGACCCGCTTGACGCCAATATGGATTGCATAGGCGACCGCATAAGCGGCCGTCGAATTGAAGTATGGCGCCCCACCATTCCCGTCGTGGCGCGCGTTCAGCACATCCTCTAGCGGGAACTCCACCAGACCGGGGTAACCTGGACGAAGCCGAGACGTGTAGATTGGGCCAGGGTGGCGCTTCAGCCACCGGACCATCGCATCGATATTGCTGCCAGGCCGGGCTTCCGCGCGGGCTTCCTGCACGAGCAGATCGTCCATGTGGAAGATCCGATCACATCGGAGAACGTCCCCGATCGCGTTGATGCCCCAGACTTCATCGCAGAACGCCGAAGCGCCACCGAGACGCCGGGTCAGTTCGAAGAATGCCGCGCAGGACGGGCCAAGCCCGATGATGGCAACATGATCAGGAACGCTGGCAATCAGATGCATCATGTGTCCATGCGGCGGGAAGGATGTCTTGGGCGGGCGAGGTTTCCCGCCCACCCTGTTGACGGCTGACATTAGGTCAGCGGGACGCGATCGGCATTGCCCATGACGACCATCGCGCCGACAGTGCCGGTCGCATGGCCGATGCCATAGAGGCGCAGCTTCAGGTAACGCTTGTTGCCGCGATAGCCGATCTTGCCAGCGCCTGCGGCAGAGATGACGATCGGGGTTTCAGCGCCAAGCAGGTCGTCATTGGCGACGGACGTGAACGAGTCACCAGTCGCCGCCGCCTCATAGACAACAGGGACGATCTGGTCGGTCGAGGCGCCGGCAGTCGAGTAGTTGAACACGAACTCGACCGAGTCGTAGCCCCGGCGATCGATGATGCCGGAGAGCTTTCCACCCGCGATGCCGGACGTTCCGACCGCA